AAGGATACCTTATTGTCGTAGAACAATTTTTACACAAAAAAATTGGCTACATTACAATAATTGTTTGCCTTACATTAAAGAGGTAGATAATTTTTTTAAAAAATATTTGCCTGAAAGATATAAAATACAAAAGAAAATGTGCGAAAAAACATCAAAAGATTTTGTTATAAAAGATACAGCTTTTAGCACAGTGACAGTAAATAAAAATTTTAGGACTGCTTCTCATTATGATGCTGGAGATTTAAAAGAGGGTTTTGGTAATTTGGGTGTTTTATCTTTAGGAGAATATGAGGGTTCAATCACAGTAATACCAAAGTATGGTATTGGTTTAGATTTAAAAGATGGAGATTTAGCTTTATTTGATGTTCATGAGTTGCATGGTAATACAGAATTAAAAAAAAAGGGTTGGTATGAAAGAATATCAGTAGTTTGTTATTACAGAGAAAAAATGATTTATTGTGGTAATGCAGAATACGAATTAAACAGAGCAAAGACAAATACAAAAAAAGTAGCAACAGAGGAAGAATTAAGAAAGGGTAATGCTATCCGTAATGAGATTTTGTCATGTGCGGAGTAATTGGTATAAATAGTATTGATTACATTGATCCAAATATAATCAAAAAATTACTTGAACAAACAAGAATACGAGGATTACACGCAACAGGTGTATCTTTTATTTATAATGGTAGGATTTTTTCTGAAATAGTACCAGCACCATCAACAGATTTTAGAGTTCTAGATTTTAAAATAAAAAATTTTATAGCACATTGTAGATACAGCACATCTGATTTACAATATAATCAGCCGATATTTAATGAAAATTTTAGTATTGTGCATAATGGAGTGATTGATCAAAGCGATCCATCTGGTTGGGCAAAAAAATATAATATGAATTTTAGAACAAGAAATGATTCAGAAATTATTTTAAACTCTTGGGAAAAAAATCAACACCCACTATTATTAGATGGATCAATGGCATCAATAATACTTAATCTTACAAATAAAAGTATTAATTTTTTTAGGAATGAACAAAGACCTTTATATTATACTCAAAATGAAACGACTACTATTATAGCGAGTACCTTTGATATTTTAAAAAGATCAGGTCTTACAAATATAATCAAAACAAAACCATGCGTGGATTATATGTTAAAAGATAATAAAATCACAGAAAATATTATTAGAGAATCATTAGAGGATTTACAATGAATATAGATAATTGGTCTTACGGATATGAAATTGAGTGGGGTGATATAGATAGAAGACTTAAGATACCAGAAAATTTAGGTAAATGGGAATATTGTGAAACTGATATAATTAATTTACACGAGCCATATAAACTTATTGCTTGTGATCCTTTAGGTATTGACCCACCATTTGGTGGTGAAATAAATACAGTGCCTACAAAGTCGTGGCAAGATCAAGTTGATAAAATTATGGACTTATATAATTTTTTCATTAAGCATGAAAATAATCCTAGTGTAAATTGTATAAGTCATAGCCATATTCATGTGCATATCCCAGGATTAATAGATAATATTGATCTGTTAAAAAAACTTATGAAATATATTAAAGCTAATCAAGAATTGACGATTACAGCTGGATCTAAATTTGTAAGTCACCCAAATATGAAAAAACTTAAAAATTGCACATTATATACAAAATATGATGGTGGAAGAAGAATGCCTAATTATATGCTTGATAATATTATTAATTTATCAACTGATTTTAAATCTTTTATAAAACAACATTGTACTGGTAAAGATGGTATTTCAATGGGAAGACCTTTTAGGTATGCAATCAATACTTATAGTCTTAAACATAATGAAACTATTGAATTTAGATTTTTTAGGGGAAGTAATAAAAGAAAAGAAATTTTTGATATGTTTAAATTTGTAAATAATTTTTTAATAAGTGCCTTGTCTAATCATAAACCAGTTATAGATATTTTGAAAGAATACAATTATGAGTTTCCTAATTTAAACTTTAGAACAGATCAATGGATTGGATATTTAAAAACTAAATATAATAAAGATAGAGGTCAAAAAAAAAGGACTGGTCTTGTTAAAATTTAAAGTTTGTACAAAACAAAATTTTATTTCAAGTATAAGTACAAATAAAGGTGATAAATTTGCTAATACTTTTGTAGCAAAAGCTAATATGCAAAATCAATGGAGATTTTGTATTGGTTTGTATGATAATGAAAATCTTATGGGTGCAATTATAACTACATATTCTAAACGAGAACCAAAAATTGCAAATTTGCAACTACTACATACCTTTTTTAAATATAGAGGTATGGGTGTAGGTAAAAAATTATGTCAGTTTAGCTTAAATTATGCAATCAAAAATAATTGTTGGTATTATAGAGTTTCAGCAGAACCTGAAGCAGTTCCATTTTATAAAAAAATTGGCTTTACAATGTTAGGTGAACAAAAATCAAAATGTCAGCTATCTATGTTTAGAATTACTAGTAATAATTTTAAAGAAAATGATTATAATATAAACGATCCTATTATCAAAAAAGCAGTTTTTAAAAAAGGCAAGGGTGGTTGTGTCAAAGTTTTTTAAAGATTATAGATTAAAAGAAAATAGAAAAGATGCTTTTTTATACTGGTGTTATTGGTCAATAAAGTACAAAGATTGCGATCCAGCTTTATGGTTATTAAATTATTTATTTAATAGATACGAACATAATATTGAACAAAAATATTGGATTGCTTGGATATATGGCACTACATATCATTTACCTACTGCATGGATTATCTGGAATGAGTTCCCTGATTTTGAGTTAGTTGATATAGACAGATTAAAAGATTGGAACAACAATAATTATAAAAGATTAAGATACCAAACTGATACAAAATACAATAAAGGTTTTTTACCACAACAATTTGAAAGTTATAGAGATTTTATCGGTAATAAATCACAAAGAGATGTTTTTAAAGTATATCAAGGTAAATACAATTTATTGAGGTCTAAAATAATAGAAAATTTTTATAAATTTGGTAGATATTCAACTTGGTTTTATATGCAAACTTTAAAAGATTGTGTAGGATTACAAGTATTACCAAACAATTTAGTTTTATCTGATAAATCAGGTAGTAAATCGCATAGAAATGGACTTTGTTATGCTTTAGGCAAAGATGATTGGGTAAATAAAAATTTATCAAGTGATTGTATTAGTTTTTTAGAGTATGAAGCTAAAGATTTGCAACTTAAACTAGAAAAAAATTATCAAGTTAAAATTGATTTATATCAAATGGAAACTTGTTTATGCTCTTTTAAAAAAATATTTAGAAAATCGAGAGGTAGATATTTAGGTTATTATTTAGATAGACAAGCAGAAGAAATAAAACAAGTAGAAAAAGATGGTTGGAATGGTATAGATTGGTCAGTTTTTTGGGATGGAAGAAATGAAACATTAGAAAAAAAATTAAGCGATAGCAAAAATATTAGAAAAAATTTATATAATACATTTTTAGATACTGGAGGGTTTGATTACAAAACAATATGAAATGTGTAGCAATAGGTGGTGAACCAGCAACTGGCAAAACTACTTTAGTAAAAGAAATACTTAAAGATCAACAGATGCAAGATTATAAGTTTGGACTTTTAAGAGGTCATCTTTTGGAATCTTTAAATTTATTAGTACTTGGTATTTATAATAATGATACCTTTTGTGGTACTGATAAATTAAGCATGGCAGTTAATAGCCATTTTTTAAAATTTTTACAAATCACAAAAAGAAATTTTTTATTTGAGGGTGATAGACTTTTCACTAAAAATAATCTTGAATACATTAACAAAATACATGAAACAAAAGTATTGATACTCGAAAACGATAAAAAAACTTTAGATAATAGACATTTATCTAGAAAAGATAATCAGTCTGAAATATTTAAAAAAGGTAGAAAAACAAAGATTTTAAATATTAAAAATCACATATCACACCAATTACATACTTTGTCTAATAAAAATGATACTATCCAGCTTAAAAAAGATATTTTAAAATTTTTTAATTAACTTTTTCTATTTTGGCTCCCATTTTCCATTTGTGTTTTTGATATTTATTACCATTATTATCTATATATTCTATTTGATCCCCAAAAAAGCCATGTCTTTTTAGTTCTATTCCATTATAAAATTCTTTTGGTTCTGGTATTTCTTTAGGAATATTATTTATCTCATCTTCAAATCTTCTTTGGTTTAGCCAAGTTGATACTTGTGCGCAAAATTGTTTATCTGTAATACTTGCTGAATATTTATTATATAATTTTGCGATTTCTTGGGGGTCTTCCTCTCGACACTCTTTGCAATATCTTTGACAAGCTAGTTTTTTAGACCCTTTTTTAAATGTAAGACTACCCCAAAAAGTTTCAAAATCAGCTAATATTATCTTATTAGGAATAGGTGTAGGTATAGGAGTAGGTGCTATAGTTTTGCTTGTGGCTCGATTAGTCAATACATCTACCAAATCATTTTGATTTTGTAATTCCTTTTCTAATGTACCATTTTTTGCTTTAGCTAAACCACCTCTACGACCTGCTTCTGATCTAACCTTATATTTTTCAGTTAAATATGCATATTCTTTTAAGACCTTTTTACTTGTATAACCATTTGCATCAGATTGAAAAAACTCTTTTAATACAAGATCAATAATATCTTTTTCTTCATCTAATCTTGCTTGACAAATTTTATATGCTTCTGGCTGACTAAATGCTTTGCCATGTTTAGTCCAAGCGAAACAAATTAATCTTATATATATTCCAACTGCTTCATTTGTTAAATGCACAGTTTCAGCGATAAAACTATCTGTGAATAATTGCATAGCTGGAAATTTATCTATACTTTGGTTCATGGTTCTCCTTTTTTTTTAGTTATGATATTTTGCTATTACCTTATTTACCTCTTTTTTGATATAATTAAAATCCCCTTTTAAGATAAAATGCGGTGTTTTTAATGTGTCGCTTATACTTTTCCATAATTTTTGACTTTTAGAAACACTACCTCTAGTGGTTTTAATTTCTATATACACTATATAGCCACCTTTAAATTCAAATATAAGATCAGGGCAACCGCTACGCATACCCATCTTTTTTAAAATTGTTTGATATTTTATAGAACGAATACCTTGATTTGGCACATGAAAAAATCTAAATCTTGGTAGCTTTTTTGATTTTAAATATTCAATTAGTTTTATTTGTATTTGATATTCTTTCATTAGCAAATATGAGCAATCAACATACCTGATTTGTCATACATATACCAACCCTGACTTTTTGGTCCTTGATTCTTATAATTCCAGGTGTGATATGCTATTTCATGCCTTATTTTATCTGCGTATTCTGAACATTGAATAATTATTTCTTCATTACTTTTACCTGTATTTATAAATTCATATTTCCTGTATTCTAGTTCTCCACCAAATGTTAAAACCACCATTATAAGTATATATTTCATTCCCAATCAAAATGATTTCTAAATTTAGTAAATAATGCTTTTCTTATTTTTTTATCTGGACTTTCAGCACATAGAGCAAGTGCTTTTGATATTGGATTAATAGAATATAAATGCCAAAACATTCTTTCATTCATAGAGTGTTGCTCTTGGTGGTGTTCTATACAAAGTGGTACAACAAAACTATCACAAGGTTTTAGACCTATTCCTGCACCAGTGTATCTTATATGGGCGGATTGAACATCAGTTCTACCACATATAGTACAACCATGCTCTGATACAAATTTAAGATGAATCTTACTTCTAATAGGTTTCGTCAATGTCAATACCATAATCTTTTATAACAGAAATATCTCTTAATTTATAGATTATTTCGGTATTGTCATATTCATTTTTTCTTCTTTTTTCAGTGTCTATTATTAAACCTTGTATTTTTAGTTCAGTTGTTCTAGGTCTTACAGATAATAGACTACGATTTGCATTTTTTGCAATTTCTGAGCCAGTTAATCCTTTTGGATATACTTTAGCTAATTCAACTAATACAATTTTACTTATTCTTTTTAGATGTTTATTTATTTTTTCTGCTGACTTAATAGATGTATCAACATTTCTATGTCCTGCTTTGTATGGATATTTATCTTTAAAATCAAAACTATTTTGCATTACTCTCCTTTTCTTTTAGCAAGTGCTGGTACTTTGCATTTACTATGTGTGTGAATTGACAAATCTCTTGGTGGTTTATGGTATTTTCTTGGCTTTGCTTTGATACCAGCTTTTTTCATTTTTTCTCTCCAGTCTTTTATTTCTTCCCATCTTTTTTGTTTAGCTTTTTTTTCAATAACAAAAATATTATCTTCTTCTAACTGACAAACTTCTTCATTTACTAATTCACCATTTTTCCATTTATATCTTGATAAAAGTTTTTTACCAGGATTAGCTTTTTTAAAAGCATTTACTTTTAACAACCTTTCTACTTCTCTTACATCTTTATTTTTTTCATATCTTTCTTTTGCTTTGAGTTTTTTTTGTTGTTCTTTTAATTCAATATCTTTTAATATTTTTTCTCTAATTGATTTTTGTTTATCTTCGTAAGTCATATTTTTTTTAACCTCTGTACAATAGTTATTGGTTCACCATAATGTAATATTTGTTCTGGTTTTGGTACAAAAGAAACCCACATTTTATCTCTTAACTGCCATTCGTTAGATTTAAGATTTTGTTTTGTACGCATATAATCATATTCTTTCCAACCATATTTTTGGTGTGTACCTAAATCTTCAAAAACATTTAAGTAACAAATTGGTTCGATTCTATCTCTATCAGGTTCAGATATATCCATTTGTTGTACATATCTTACTTTTTTTTCTATAGTTTTTTTCATTCTGAATACTCCCATTTAGTTCTAAAATCATATTTAGAATTAAAAATATTAAGTTTTTCAAGTTTTCTAAAAGATTTTAAAACTTTTTTGTAAAACTTATTTGTATTTTTATTAGGAAAGTCATTATCCATTGTATTATTATCATAAATAGTAGTATCAACTAAAAAAGTATCAACAAACTTTTTATATTTGTAAGGCACTTCAATAATTGTATCTACATTAGATAGACCACCTTTAGCCATATCACCACTGGTAGCTTTTAGTTTTAAGTTTTTCATATATACTCCTTGTTTAGTTATAGGTATTTTTACCCCTTTTTTAGGTATAAGTAAATAGTTATTTTTATTAATTTTTATTAGGTTTTATTAGGGTTTTTGAGGGTTGTACTTTATAATGATTATAAACTACATATTATTAAGTATTATTAGAAATTATTAATTTAATGCTTTACTTCTATCTGAAAAAAAGGCATAAGGAGGGTATAACAAAAAAGGAGTAAAAAAAATGATACGATTAAATATAACAAAAAATGGTAAAATAGAAGTTAAGTCTTTTATAACCAAAGGTGAGTTAATAAAATTTTTAAGAGGTAATGAAAATTTTTTATTAACTGAAATACCAAATAATTGTTTTAATATCGCAGATAAATTATGGGATTTAAATGTTGGTACTGCTTTAAATTATAGCGGTTATACATTTGCTATTGCTGGTAAAAGTCGTGCTGGTAATATTATGTACGGAGGTCAATAATGAATATATTTGAAATATTACAAAAGACTTACGACAGAAAAATGTTTCCATTTATGACTGCTGGTGAAATAATGCGAATTAAAAAAGTAAAAACTATTCGACAAACTAAACCTAAAGTCAGTATGGGTTCTCATGTTGAAAAATTTATAAAAGAAAAAAATTTAAGATTGGTGGTAAATAATGTCAAAAAAATCTGATTATGTAGTTACTCTTACAAGAGAAGTAAAACAAACAGAAAAATGGTTAATACAAAACGAAACTAAATCTGATGCTATTTGGATTGCAGAGAATATGAACCAAAGTAAATTATATGATTGTACTTTAATAGAAGAAGATGAAGATGCAGAAGATTTTATTTTGGATAGTGCTAAAGAAGTTGTTTTTACAAAAAGAACAGACTTTAAAGGACAAAAAGAAAATAAATATTTTTGGAAGGAGATAGAATGATATTTGAAGATTATAGTAAAATACAAAAGCCTGAATTTTCAATGCGTAAAGATAAGTTAATAAAAGTTGGAGATATGGTAGAAGTTCATCAATCTAATACTAGCAATAGATTTGGTATTATTACTGATATTAGTATTTCTTTACATAGATCAGATATTGCTGGAGAAAGTGGTATAAGAGTTAATTCACTTGACTTGTCACTTGGTTATACTGGTTCTATTAGCTACAGAAATGATGATGCTTATGGAGAAAAAAATAATAAATGGTGGTGCTATTTTTATCAGATAGTTGATATTTATGGACATGATAAAGATGAATATGAATGTCATTCAATTAATGATATAAATGTACCACACGATAGAGAAGAATGAATTTAAGAATTTACTTTTATGCGAGAGGATAATTGTAAATAGTGTTTATTCACTGATCCCTCTAGTTGTACACTATAGTTCTAGAGACATAGTTGGATAGACATTACTAAATACTGGGTGGGATTTCTGCTCCTTGTAGGTTTACCCACCCTTATAAGTGGATTATGGGCAATCAGGGGATCTGATCCAGAACAAGCAAGTGGCTGTAGTCTATAATCCACTTTATATTGACAATGAGTGTTTATATGAATATACATTTTACAGGTGAGAAAAATCCACCTCTTTATTTTATAGGTAGGTGGAATTGGGTATCAGTAATGACCCAATGGTATTTCAGATTTGGTGTTTTCTCACTAACTCCTTACCATGTTAGTTCCATCTGCCTTAATAATTTCTATTTACTTGTATTAAAAAATATTATAAATTTCGATAAATAATGAAAAAGGAGAAAGATGAATATAAGAAAAAATAAACCAAGACTAAAAATGTTACAGATACCTGTACCATTTGAAGACTTTGAACAAATAGAAAAGATTGCCAAACAAGAGGGCAGGACAATTCCAGCACAAGTAAAAAGGTGGATAAAACCAAATCTAAATAAAAAGGATTGATATGGAAATATTTTTGGTGGTAATAATATTTGTATTTTGTCTAATAGCATTAAATAAAAAAATAGATAATGTTAGAACAGAAAATCAATTAAATAATGCCAGAACATGTGATAGTTTAAATACCATTGGTATAAAACTTACAGAAATAGAAAAAGTTGCAGATGATTGTGTAAAAATATCAGAGAAAGTACAAAAACAATCTAAACAAATAACTGCTGAATTAAAAATACTTAACTTTATGAATATGCTTAAAAAATCTAAAGTAAAACCAAAGTTAAGAATAATAACAACAAAAAAGGAGAAAAAAAATGATTCCAATAACAGAAAAAGAACATAATAAAAGGATTGGTAAAGCAATATTACATTACCGACATAATTATAAAAATCCACTTACACCAAAACCAAGAGGTATGACACAAACTGAATTAGCTAATAGAATTTTTGTAACCTTTCAGCAAGTACAAAAGTATGAAAAAGGTACGAATGGTACAACTTCTTATAGATTATTACAAATAGCAGAAGCATTAGGTGTCAGAGTATCTGATATATTTATAAAAGCATACCACGATATACCAGAGGCACTTACTTACTTTGAAGATAAAAAACATAAATATACAGAGGTGCATATTCAAGAAATAGCAAATGATCCAAAATTAAGATTAGATTCAAAATATTATATAGAAAAAAAAAAAT